AGACGCCACAATATAATCTATCTTATCTTGTGTCTTTAATATCTTATTCATATATTCATTTACATTCTTCTCTATAAAACGAATAACAAATTGACCTGCAAGTGTAATTGCTGTTGCCTGTCTAACATCATAATATCTAAAGTATTGATTTCCAATTGCACCGTAAGCACTATTTAAAGCAATCTTCTTTGCCCATTGTATATTATGACAACGAGAAATTTCATTTTTTAATTTAGATTCTTTTGTTTTGTTGTATTCTTTTTTCGCCTCTAACATTTTTTTCTTATAATATACACGATCATTATACATTTTACCTAATAGTTTAGGTAGGAAACCTTCACTATCAGTTTTGAATAATGCGCCATTAGGTGTTATTGTTGCACCTTCAGTTTTAAGATATGCTAGAGGCGTTGTTTCATTCAACATTTTATTCACCGTAATACCATTTGATTTCATACCAATAATTTTTTCTGGAGAAATATTATACTGCATAATCAAATGTGGGTATAGGGAGTTAATGTCAAACGAAACAATCCAGTTGTGCATACCGACCAATGGGTCTTTTACATATGCACCAGGATACTTTTCATCTTTTATATTATCTTCTTTTGGTGGAATAACAATGTTATCTTTACGCAAGAAGTTATAGATTAATGTATCCCAAAATCTAACTTGTGAAAATACATCCTGATAATTAATCTTTGCCTCATAGGACATATTTAAGATTAATTCAATTAGTTTTAATTTGTCTTCTAGTTGGTCAACGATCTCAACATCTTTAATATTGTAATCTACAAACGATTGAAAGTCTTTTGTATACCATTCTCTAAATGTAGCATAAGGATTAGAATCTTTTGATAAACCTAATTCTACTTTACCAATATGATCTAACTTATAACTCTCTTGTCTAACAGGTATAAACTTTTTATATAAGTCAAGGTAATCTAACATTGCAATACCATATAGATCATAATACAATTGCGATCTACCTCTTACGGTTATTTCTTCGGTGCCTACTAGATTCCAAGGCGATAATTTTCTTACAACTTTTTCGTCTGTAAGCATTTTAATTCTATTACATAGATAAGGTAAATCAAAAAACTTTGTATTCCAACCTGTGATTACATCTGGATAATTCTTCATCCAAAATTTCATAAACTCCATAATCAAAGACTTTTCGTTTCTACATTTTATATAAGTTACATCTGTTCTATCAGTTTTATAATCACCTGTACCCCAAGTTATAATCTGTTTGTTAGATTGATTCTTAACCGTGATTGCTAATAATTCTTCTATTGGATTTTGTACATCTGGAAATCCATTTTCAGCAGTACACTCTATATCAAGTGTGAATATTTTTATATGATCTTTTGACCATTTTATTTCTTCAGAATAATTGTCTGCAATATATTGATACTGATAACGATCCATACCAAACATAGGTGAATTGCCTGTACTATAAGTTCTTTTAAATTCTCTTGCTTTTTTAATACTATCAAACTTAATTGGTTTTAAACATTGACCAGTAAGAGTTTTAAATTCAGTTTGATTTTTTGACATAGTATAAAGAGTAGGACTATATTCAATCTTCTCTTTAAACTCTTGTCCATTGTGTATACCTCTTACTAGAAGTTTACCGTGATGTTCTATTACTGATTTATAAAAGTTCATTATCTCTTAATCTCACCGTTAAATTATCTAATTCTTTTGTCAACTTTATCTGACAACTCAATCTACTTACACCTGGAATATAACCTGGTTCATATTCTATTAATTCTTGTTCTAAACTATTCTCTTTAATAGGTAGAATATGTGTCCAAGCATTACTTAAATGTATATGACAAGTAGCACAAGCACAATTGCCACCACAATCAGCAGGAATTTCTTTTATTTCTGCTTGCTTTGCCGCCTGCATTAAAGTGGTTCCTTCTTCTACTTCAACACAGACTTTATCATTATTTGTCCGTATAAAGTTAACCGTTATCACTTCTTTAATGTTGGTATACTTGTTTCTGTTATAAGACCTTTATTTGGTGTTAGTATCTTACTTGTATTTTGTTCGTATGATTTTAATATTTCGTCTTTAGGGTCTGTCATAAACACAACTTTATCTTTACTAATGGTAACCGTATCTTTTTTACCAAACGCATTATACAATGACATCATCAAAGATATTGGTTGTCCTGGTGCTGATTGTTGTGGTATGATAACGAAAGGATCTTTTAGACTTATTCCTTGATCGTTTTCTCCAACTTTAGCGATTACATCTTCGCCAGTTGAGAGTCTTAATATTTTCACTTCACTCATTATATTTCTCCTTATTGTTATAATATAGTTATATCATACATTGACGCCAATGTCAATGCTATTCTGGTTTACCTTCTTTTTCAACAGGTTTTAACCTCTTACTTAATACAAAAGTTCTATTAGGGTTAACACTAATATTCATTTGCCTCATAATATTTCTGTTAACTAATAAGTCTGAACCTGATCTAGGTCTTTGATCTAATCCTACTTCTACATCTTTATATGTAAATCCATTAAAGGTCATATCTAATAATATTGTAGGTCTTTTTTCTGACGGTTCGTTAGTTGCATTTGATCTGAAAACTTTACTTGTACCGTGTCTAGGTTTAGAATAAGTTTTACCATCATATTTCCATTTAACAATTTTCTTATCTTCTAAAATTTCATCTGCGTGTAAAGCACAAGCTTCAGAACCATTACCTGTATCAAATTTACATCTTACTTTTCCTATATCATCTAGGTCAATTGTTTCCAACCAACCACTTTCAACAAGTGATTGTCTGTCCCAATGACTTCGTGTTGATACCCAATCAATTACATTTGACATCATTTCTTCGCCATCTATTCTTCCAGATGGTTCTGGATCTGAATAATAATCTTTGTATTGATAACCTTGATAGTCAGCACCTGATCCTGGACTTCCATTAAGTTCTAAAACATATGGTTTGCCTTTATATACAATATGGTCAACACCTAACATATATGCTTTTGAAGCACGAGCAGCTTTTAAAATTATAATTTTTTCTTCATCATTTAATATATAAGGTTCTGCTTCAGCACCTCTATGAGTATTTGATCTAAAGTCATATGAGCTGTGTACTCTTTTTGTACTTGCAAATATTTTATTATCTACCACAAAAGTTCTTACATCAAATTTTGTAGGCATATATTCTTGTATTAAAAGTTCAGCATTTAATTTCCACATTGCCTGAACGGTTGCAACAAGTCCTTCATAACTTTCAATCTTAATTACTCCAACGCCTTGTGTACCTGTTAATGTTTTTAAGATAAGTGGAAACTTTCCACCAATCATATCTAATGCTGTTCTTAAATTTTTCTCGTTAGAAACATAAGCAGTTTTTGGTATTGGTATACCAAACTTCTCACATAATAATGCTGAAGTTAGTTTGTTATCACAAGTTAACATTGCTGATCTTGTGTTTAACATAAATGCTTGTGAGTTTTGAAAAGCAGATATTAAAGATAATCCACCTTCATCTTCCAATGCACCACCTCTAGTAATACAAACGGTATCTTTACCTATGAAAGTATGTTTAGCACCTTTACCATCATAGTTGTAAACCGTTAAAGTATTTTTATCTTCGTCTTTATCTGTTATGATTGTAGATTTTGTATTTACGATAATACATTTATAACCTTTTGTCTTACACGCCTTTGATATAAGATCAGCAGTTGTATTTTCTTTAGGGTCTTTAGAATCTGCTATTGTGATAATAGCAACCGTAATAGGTTTCTCTTTACGCTCTAAATCTTGTTCTACAAAAAATTCTTTAAACTTTGGTATCTGCATTTTCGCTACTCTTATCTATCTTTTTCCCTATGTTATATTTAGCAGATAAAATCCATTCTTTTTTCTCTTTAAATGGTAATACTTTTATCTGGCTTAAAGGTGCTTTGTTATTAGCACTCTCTTTATTAACTATATCAATTAGGTTCCAGTCTTGTAATAAAATAGCGATTGTGTTTCTTCTTTGTATATCGTTCTCAACTAAAGTAGCCTTCTTGCCATCTAAAGCAAAAAGTTCTTTGAAATGTACTATGTAATATTTACCTTGTTTGTGCAGTATATGACACGATTGAAATAGTGTTTTGTCTTTTCTACTTGCAACTCCGATTCTTGTTAAAGTTTCTCTAACTTTTAAAAAATCATCTGGTTGCTTGATAGTTACTTCTAACATACTTTCAGGCGACCATTGTATTTCTTCACTCATTTTTTTCTCCCACCTTTTTTCAAGGATTCTTTAATATCTTCAATTTGTTTTGTTGTAAGTATATTGAGAGCGTCTTTAGCTTTCTCATTGCTATAACCGTAATACTCTTTCACATACTCTAAAGAAGCTAATTTGGATTGTTTTAACCATCTACCACCAAATCGTTTTTTCTTTCTAACACTATTTATTAAAAATTGAAACTGAACCTGATTGTCAAGGAAGTGATAACCATTCATTTCATTTGCTTGAGGAAGAGTATCCCAAAACATTGATAAACAACGGTTTATAATATATGCTGGATACTTTTTAATATAGGCTTCATCTGATTTCATTAAGTCCTCTTTGGACTCATTGATCGCTTTTAAGTATTCTTTTAATTCGTATGCCATTATTTTCTGCGTCTGTTAATGCCCATATAGTGTTCACTCGGTTCGTAATTCCATCGTTTACCGTGATGTCCTCTAATATCAGCATACCACATTCGCAATTTGACTATCGCTGTTCGCCAAAATGTTCTTCGTGCCATTGTATCCTCGTCTAATATGTTATTTAAATTTGCAAGTTGCCATTATTTCTGTCAAGCAAGCGACCATATTTATCTCCTGATCGGCGACAAATGCCGATTTATATTGGTATCCTGCTAATAAAAGTATAGCTTGTGGTACTGATTGAGGTTGTAAGTGATCTTTGGACGAGTCATAAATGATCCTAAAAAGATCAGCAGGTGCAACAGACAAGTTGTTGACTACCCATTTTCTAGTTTCGTTAAAGTCTTTCTTCTTCAAAGACGCAAATAAACTCTTTATATCTGCCTCTTTTTGATTGTAGAAGATACCACTATCAATTTTACCATTTACTGAATATCTTTGTAGTTCATTAATAGTCTTTCTAAAGTCTGGATAATACTTCTGGATCAACTCGGCAAGTACCTTTTTGTCGTAAGATACCTTTTGTTCATCAAGGATTTTACCTAGTCTATGAAGTAAAGCAGTTGCTGTCTTTACCTTTTGACCATTGACTATTTTGAAATCTATTTGTGTAAATCTACTTCTTAATGGTTCAATAAACTTATAAGGATAGTTGCAAGTTAATATAAACCTACAATTCTTATAAAATGTTTCAATGAAATTACGCAAAGCAGGTTGTACTGACTCAGCATTCATATAGTCTGCCTCGTCAATTATGACTACTTTGTGTTTGGATTCGGTATTAAAAGATACGGTAGACGCAAAATTCTTAATCTTGTTTCTTAATGTATCAATCTGTCTTCCTTCATCTGAACCATTGATTACGATATAATCAGCATTTAGTTGTTCACATAAAGCACGAGCAACGGTTGTCTTACCTGTTCCTGCTGTACCTGACAACAACATATTAGGTATTTCTTTTTGTTTTAGAAATTCTAAAAATGTCTTTTTAGTCTGTTCTGGTAGAATACAATCCTCTATTGTTTTGGGTCGGTATTGTTCAACCCATAAAAAATCTGTCATAGACTAACTCCTTAAAATTCAGAGTCAGGTTCTAATGCGATCCAATATTGTACAGGTTTGTTCCTGTTAACAAAATGACTTATCTTTTGTTGTGAGATTTCTACATCATAATCGTCACCAATAACTTTTAAGTTTTCTGCTTTAAAGTAAGCATTAAACTTCTTATCAGTTTCTCCTATGATTTCTGAATAGTCATTTGAAGATTTATTTTTCTTATCAGTAGCAACTAACTTAATGTTTTTACCATCACCTACTACGGCAACATCTGGTAAATTCAATGTAGTAATTGCTCTTTGTAATCTAGCAAAATCTTCTTTCTTTAAAGTAAAAGATACATACTGATCTGGCATATTGATTGCTTTTGTTGGTGCAACAATAACTGACTTATCAGCAAAGAAATATTTAATTGATTGTTTGTTGTTAGAGGATGCTATAGTTACATTTGATCCACCATTAAATTTTAATGCAGGTTTTTCAAATAACTCAACTGCTCTTAAAAATTCTGGCAAGTCATATATAGCAAACTCACTATCAAACTTCTCCGTCACCTCTGCTTCTGCCAAGATGTTTTTCATTGTAGAGATAGTTTGAATCTTATTCCCAGGTTTAACCAAAATGTTCTGGTTAATATCTGAAAAGTTTTTTAACACCGATAGGGTGTCTGTACTTATGTTCATATATTCACTCCTTCATAATAATATAATTTAATCATACTTGTTAGTATATACTAAAAAGGCGAGGAAGTCAATGCTGCCTCGCCTCTGGTCTCTTAAACTACTTGATTTTAATAGTTTTAGCCTTCTTATGATCTGGAATTATTCTCTCCATAGATACACATAAAAGACCATCTTTCAGTTCAGCACCTTTGATTTCTACCTCATCAGCGATTGTGAAAGACTTTGTAAACATTCTTTTAGCGATACCTTTATGAAGTACACCGTCATTATCGGATACTTCTTTTTCATCTTCGTCTTTTACAGACTTGATTGTTAGGATGCTATTCTCAAAAGATACATCTACATCTTTTTTACCATACCCTGCAAGTGCCACTTGTATATCATAAGTGTACTTACCTGTCTTAATTATATTGTATGGTGGATAGTTAGGAACATTTATAGAATCATATTGATGATTGAACATTGACTCAAAGTGGTCAAATACATCATCAAATCCTACTGATAATGGTCTTAACTGATTAAAAATTGAAATTGCTTTATTGGTCA